GCCAATCCAGGTAAATCATTATCATGGTATAAGGCATACGAAAGAGAATTTAGAAAGCAAAGAACAATAAAATTATTAGGTATTTTTTATGATAAAAAAATAACAGACAACGATGTTGCAGACTCAGCAGGTATCGGTCATTGGGCAATAAATAATTGGGAAAAGGCAGTGCAATAATGCCAGAATTAAACGCCAACATCCCACCTATTGAATGCTATGTTCGTGGAAACTATTTAAGAAATCAAAAAGATAGTCATGAGCAATATTTCCCTTGTGTAATATTTGGCGTATCCAGCGTACCAAACCGAAGCCCACTATTTCACTTTATGATGGAAGATGGTGGACTATGGTGGAGAATGCCTGTTAGTGCTTTTTGTACTGAGCCTGGAGTACCAGAGGAAGATATACATAACTTAGTATTGTGGAATTCGTTTAGTCCTTTTGTTACCGTCACAAAATTTTCGGGGCTTACAAATTTGAAGATGTATTATACTGATAGAACTAAAACTAAGATAAGTGGTAAATATTTATTTACTCTTGACTGGTACGGTGGGGATGGTAATAGTTTAGATGATGGGTATTCGGAAACTCCTGGACAACATAAGTGTGGTCATGTTATTCAAAGAGACGACGGAAACTTTGCGATTCAACCTAACAACCGTGTATTTATATTGGAACCATCTTTTACTACAAAGATTGGTAAGCCATTGATTCATAGATTAATTAATTCTAATCGTAAATGGGATGTTGAGGATGCCTCTAAATGGGTCACAGAGGATTCGGATGCATATCATTATGACATTATGAACATGGAAAATGAAGGTGGGCCTGCGTTTGACTCATACACAGAGAGATTGAAATATATGGAGGATAACGGTATATGAAAGGAGTTGACAATTAATATTATGTCTGCTAAACTATACACAAGCGAATTGTGGCTTAAAAAGAGATATCATATTGATAAAAAATCTCCAGAGGCCATAGCAAAAGAATGCGGGGTAAGCGTGGAAACTATTTACGTGTATCTTGCTAAATTTGGATTAAGGAGGTCAAAGAGATGAGTCTAAAGCCAGTATTCCCTGATTCAAAAGTTTTTAATTTTAACGATCTATATTTGCTTACTGTTGGCACTAGTGCTGGAAAACAGATTCTTGATGCCTGCCTAAATCTTGCACACATGCTTATCAGAAAAAACATTTCATATGGAAACTCTGCATTAGAACCTATTCGTATTTTTAGTAAGGCAGACGCAAGAGAACAGTTGCATGTTCGTATTGATGACAAATTAAGCAGGATTATGCGTGGTACAGAATATGTTGGAGATAACGATATTGATGATTTAATTGGATATTTGGTATTATTAAAGATAGCAAAGGATGAAAATGTCAACTGAAGAAGACTTAATTAATCATCTTGATGAGTTAAATACTGTCGTTGGTGAATATCTTAAGGGTAATGATCCAACAAAAATATCTAAAGATTTAGAAATCCCAAGAGGTCGTGTTGTCCAACATATAAACGAATGGAAGGTCATGGCCTCCGCTAATGACGCAATCCGTGCTCGTGCTAAAGAAGCATTGGCTATTGCTGATACACATTACAATAAACTGATTTCTAAGTCATACGAAGTTATTGACGAGGCATCACTAAACAATAATCTTGGCGCAAAAACACAAGCAATTAAACTAGTAATGGATATTGAGTCCAAAAGAATTGACATGCTTCAAAAGGCAGGGCTGCTTGAAAACAAAGAACTGGCAGAAGAAATGTTGCAAATTGAAAAGAAACAAGACGTACTGATGGCTATTCTTCGTGACATAGCCTCAGAATATCCAGATGTTCGTGACGAAATTATGCGTAGGCTTTCTGATATTGCCAAAAAAGATGAGGTAATTACAATTGTCCACGACGTTTAATGATTTTCTTGAAGCGTTAAAAGATAATCATTTTGAAGAAATTCCAGTAGACGTAGTAACATTTGTTGAGTCTGCAGATTATTTAGGACAGCCAAAATTGTCTGATATACAATACGACATTGTTCAGGCCATGAGTCAAATATATCGTAAAGAAGATTTGCAAGAATTGATGGGGCAAAAAGAAGGAGAAGAATATTATGAAAAATATACAAAGAACGAAATTATTTTGCAACTTGGAAAGGGTAGTGGAAAGGACTTCACCTCTACTGTTGCTTGTGCTTATATTGTCTATAAATTGTTATGTCTTAAAGATCCTGCAAGATATTTTGGAAAACCAAGTGGGGATGCGATAGATTTAATTAATGTTGCCATTAACGCACAACAGGCAAAGAATGTTTTCTTTAAAGGTTTTAAAACAAAGATTGAAAAGTCTCCCTGGTTTGCTGGAAAATATGAAGCAAAGGTAGACTCAATGGGATTTAACAAATCAATTACGGTTTATTCTGGACATTCCGAAAGAGAATCGCATGAAGGGTTAAACCTTTTACTTGCAGTTCTTGATGAAATTTCTGGTTTTGCATCTGAAGTTGCAACTGGCAATGAGCAGGGAAAGACATCTGAAAACATCTACAAGTCGTTTCGTGGCTCAGTAGATTCTCGTTTTCCTGATTTGGGTAAGGTTGTTTTGCTTTCATTCCCTAGATATAATGGAGACTATATTTCTGAACGGTATGAAGCAGTAATTGCAGAAAAAGAAACTATAACAAAAACACACAGATATATAATTAATCCATTGCTTCCAGAAGATGATCCAGATAATTGGTTTGAAATATCTTGGGATTATGATGAGATAAGTTCTTATAAATACCCAGGAGTCTTTGCATTAAAAAGAGCCACTTGGGAGGTTAACCCAACTAGAAAGGTTGATGATTTTAAAATTGCTTTTATGACAGATCTTGGCGATGCCATGATGCGTTTTGCTTGTGTTCCTACCTATGCGTCTGATGCATTTTTTAAGCAGGCGGATAAAGTTCGTTCATGTATGACCATTAGAAATCCATTAGATCAGTTTAGAAGATTTGAAACAAGTTTTAAGCCTGATCCAGATAAAGTTTATTATGTGCATGCTGACCTTGCACAAAGACATGACAAATGTGCTGTTGCTATTGCACACGTAGATAAATGGGTAAGCGTTCAAGTTATTAAAAATTATGAAGAAATATCTCCAGTTGTAGTTGTAGATGCAGTTGCTTGGTGGGAACCAAAAACTGAAGGTCCAGTTAATCTATCTGAGGTTAAACAATGGATACAAAATCTTAGGAGACTAGGATTTAATATAGGAATGGTGACTTTTGATAGGTGGCAATCATTTGATATTCAAAATGAACTTAAGTCTGTAGGAATAAAAACCGATACAGTATCTGTATCTAAAAAACAATATGAAGATATGGCAATGTTGGTATATGAAGAACGTCTTGCTATGCCATCTATAGAACTTTTATTTGAAGAACTTACAGAATTAAAAATAACTAAAAATGGAAAAAATGTAGATCATCCACGAAAATTATCTAAAGACCTAGCGGATGCTGTGTGTGGTGCTATTTTTGGGGCGATATCGTATACCCCCAAAGACACAAACCTTGAAGTTGAGGTCCATACATTTAAAGATAAGCCACGTAAAGTTGACACGCTTCCTGAGAACGTGATACAATATAAACCTAGCCAAATAGAGGAGATTGAAAACTACTTGGATAGGCTTAAAACAATATAAAAATATAAATAATGAATATAAAAGGAGAAAAATGAATTCATTTAAAAAGATCGCTCTAGCCGTGGTTGCAGCCATGACTATGGGTACATTTATCGCAACACCTGCAAGTGCTGCTGTAATGACAGTCGCTGTATCTCTAAACGGAACTGCTAACACAACCAATTCCGCTATTGCTACACCTGCTGCATTGCCAGTGCCTGCTGATAACACAGTAGATGCTGCAGACGCACTACGATTTATTGCAACAGTTGATACAGGAACAGCAGTTTCTGCTACCTGCACAAATTGCACAATCGTATCTGCTTTGCATACTGCTGCTGCTCCAGTAACATCGGCATCAGGTTCTTCAAGCCTGACCATTGCAACTGGCACAGGAACAACTGCAACGTTTTATGTATATACTAAAACGACAGCAATTGGAACCGTGGTTGTAACAAACCAGGGAACTACATTGACATATTATGTACAGGGAACTGCTGGATTGATTAATACTCTTTCTGTAAGTGCCCCTGCTTCTGGTGCTGCTGGCACCAAGCAAGACATTGTAGTGACTGCAACAGATTCATTTGGCAACAAAGTATCTGGTAAGTCACTTACTGCAACTGTATTTGCTGCTTTGGGAACATTAGATTCCTCAACTGCAACAACTGGATCGGCATTGTCAGATTTTGGAACAGCAACCTTTAAGGTTACTTTACCAACAACTGGCACACGTTCGCTGATTACATTTGCTCCAACAACTGCTGGAGATGCAACTACTACAGATGTAACTGGTCTTCCTGCTCGTGCTCTTGCACCTTTTGCAGAGATTACAGTTCGTGATCTTGTAGGAGAACTTGCTGCTGAAAAGGCTGCGCTTGCTGCTGAAAAGGCTGCTCGTGCTGCTGAGAAGGCTGCTTCAGATAAAGCACTTGCTGATGCATTAGCAAAGGCTACTGCAGATGCTGCTGCGCTTAAATTAACTACTGATGCTGCTGCCGTTAAGGCTGCTGCAGAAATTGCTACCCTAAAGGCTG